CTTTTGGTTTTGGTTGGGGATCAGGTACTTGGAATACTGGAACATGGGGAACTGCTAGATCATCATCTAATGTAGTTCTTGATGCAAGGTTATGGTCAATAAATAATTGGGGAGAAGATTTAATTATTACTCAAAAAGATGGAGCAACTTACGAATGGAATTTATCTGGTGGAATGACTAATAATAGATGTACAGCAGTTGCTAATGCACCTTCTAATTCTACTCTTTCAATGATATCTACAGAAACTAGACACGTAGTATGTTTAGGTACAGAAACAGAAATTGGAAATACAGCAAGTCAAGATAAAATGTTTATACGTTGGTCTGATCAAGAAAATTATAATCAATGGTTACCTAACGTAGTCAATTCTGCAGGATCACAAAGAATTGCTGGAGGAAGTGAAATACGTTGTGCAAAACCTGCTAAAGGAACTATGCTAGTATGGACAGATACAACAATGAATTCAATGTCTTTTATTGGTCCACCTTTTATATTTGGTTTTAGACAATTAGGTAATGACTGTGGAGCTGTTGGTCTTAATTCTGCAATAGTAATAGATGATGTAGCTTACTGGATGTCCGATGGACAATTTTTTAGATATGCAGGATCAGTTCAAGAAATACCTTGTCCTATACTTAATCATGTCTTTGACGATATTAATAAAGCTCAATACTCACAAGTCTATGCTGGTCAAAATTCTAACTTCTCTGAAGTAATATGGTATTATTGTTCTAGCTCCGTGGATCAAATTGATCGTTATGTAATTTATAATTATTTAGAAAACTCTTGGTATTTTGGAACTATGAATAGAAGTACTTATCAAGATAATGGAGTTGAATTAAATCCGTTAGCTTCTGAATATTTTCCTAATTCAAACTCAACAAGTATAAGTACAATTAATGGTGTAACTAATGGAAGAAGTATTATCTATGCTCAAGAATCAGGAGTAAATGCTGATGGACAACCTTTAGCTTCATTTATACAATCTGGTGATGGCGATATAGCAGATGGTGAAACTTTTAGTTTTATTAATAAAATTATACCAGATTTTAAAAATCAAACTGGTAATGCAACTATTACTTTAAGAGTAAAAGATTATCCTAATGATACTGCTACAATAGGCGAAACTTTAACTGTAAGTAATACTACAAGTTTTTTAAATACTCGTATTCGAGGAAGACAAACTAATGTAAAAATAGAAAATAGTGCTCTAGATGATAATTGGAGATTTGGAACATTAAGAGTAAACATAAAACAAGATGGAAAAAGATAAATATATAATAAGACCAGCTCGTATATCGGATGCTGTTAGAATAAGAGAACTACTTAAAACGTGGCTTACAGAGGCTCCATTTAACTTTGGAAACACTAATAATACTAAAGCTCTTGAAAATATAGTATTTTACATTAAGAATAGTTTTGTTATAGTAGTAGAACATGAAAATATTATTGTAGGAACATTGGCTGCAACAGTTGATGAAACATGGTATAGTGACAAAAAGTTCATGAGAACTTTATGGTTACATGTTAATCCTAAACATAGAAACTTTAGGATCTTTCGTTCTATAATGGTAGTTTTTAAAGAATACGCACTAGCAAATAAAGTAACTGCGATATGCGAAATCTTTCAAGGTAAAGACGTTGAAAGAAAAGACAAAGCTTTTAATAAATTAGGATTTAAAGTTATCGGAGGAACTTATATAGTCAATGGGTAGTATTTTCAAACCAAGTGTTACAACAGTTCAGGCACCATCGCAGTCAACAACTAGCTATGACATACCTGAATATTTTAAAGAAATTCAAGAAAGAACTTTAAGACGAGGTGAACAAGAATTTAGTAAACCTTTTCAAGCTTATCAAGGTCAACGTGTAGCTCAACTTGATCCTTATGAAATACAAGCTGGTAATATTTATCAAAATCAAATAGTACCTCAAGCAGGCCAACTTGCAGGTATTGGTCAACAAATTGCAAATACAAGTGCTCAAACTTATGATACAGCAACAGCTCAAGCTTATGCTAATCCATATGAAGATAGAGTTGTTTCAGGAGCTTTAAAAGATTTAGGAGAAGCTTATGGACAAACTCAAAAATCAATGGATGCTTCAGCGGTAGGTGCAGGAGCTTTTGGTGGATCTAGACAAGCTATTCAAAATGTTTTAGGAGCAGAAAGATATATTGACAGTGTAGGAGATACATCATCTAGATTAAGACAAGCTGGTTTTGAATCTGGTGCTAATAGATTTATGGCAGATAGATCAGCCCGAATGTCAGGACTTGGTGCACAATTAGGTGCAGCACAAAATCAAATAGGTGCATTACAACAAGCATCAGCAGGCCTTGCTGGTTTTGGAACTCAAGCTAGAGGTATACAACAAGCTGGACTTGCAGAAGGATATCGTGACTTTATAGAAGAAAGAGAATTTGGAGCTAATCAAGTTAAACAAATGATTGGTGCTTTATCAGGTGCTCCTATAAGAAGTTACGGAGAAGAAAGAACTGGTTACACTACTACACCAGTTGCTGGACCAAGTATGTTTGGTCAAGTTGCAGGAGCATTTACTGCTATGAATTCTGATATAAGATTAAAAGAAGATATTAATTTAATTGGTAAATCACCATCGGGTATTAATATTTATAACTTTAAATATAAAGGCGATGATAAAACATATCAAGGTGTCATGGCACATCAAGTACCACAAGCTTCTTTCGTTGGCGATGATGGATATTTAAAAGTAAATTACACTAAACTCGATGTAGAGTTTAAGGAGGTTTAATGGCACTATTTTTTGCTGAAAATCAAGAAAATAAAGGTGGATTACAAAAAATTAGATTAGATGAAGAAAATTTATCTGAAAAAGATAAAAAACAAGTTCAAGAAATGATAGATGAAAAAGTATTAATGTCTTCATCTGAAATGTTAGGGGATTCAAAAGGAACTATTCCTAAAGAAACAGAAACTGTTGATGAAAAAGAAGTAATTAAAACAGATGATGGTAAATTTTCTATTGATATAAAAGGTGCTTTATCTAATGTAGGAAGTTCTGTCAGTGCTTTTGCAAGTGAAGTTGGTTCTAATTTTGCTGCAATTGCTCAAGCTGTTCCAGATAAGATTGAAGAAATATCTCAAGATCCTGAAAAAAAGAAAAATTTTATGAGAGGTTTAGAAATTATAAATGCTTCTTCTGGTATTAGACCTATAGGACAAGCTAAATCACCAGTAGGTTCTATTGCAGAAGGATTATTAAAAGCTGAAAAAGGATTTATTGCAACTGATTTAGCTAAAGCTAAAATAGAAGCAAGTAAATTAAAAGCTGCAGCTGCAGCTAAAAGTAAATATATGTCAGGTAAAGAAACTGCTTTATCAAAACTTTATACAACTTATGCTGATGATTTTGAAATAAATAGAAAAAATTATCAATCAGTTGATACTAGATTTAATGAAATATATAAACTTGCGAAAGGTGGAAAAGTTCCGCCTACTGGTATTTTAGAATCTTCTTTTAAAGGACTTGAAAAAGTATTAGATGAAGTAGGTTTATTAGACGAAGCAAATGCTTTGATTGGAAGAAATCAAGATACAAAAGAATTTAGTGATAAAGACTTAATTGAATTTAAAGAAATATTTGAAGCTGCAACTAAAAGACAAATAGTTGGTCAAGTAAAAGAATTATATCCTGTATCTAATAAAGATATAGAAATATTATTACAAACAGTTGGAGATATTAGTACAAGTCCACAAGCTTTAAGAGCATTAGTTGCTGCTGAAAAAGCAGCGAAAGAAATTAATGAAAATGCTTTTGGTAAGTCATATGATATTGCATTTGCTGGTGAAGGTAATTCTAACTTTAGAGCTGAATCACAAGATGCTGCTGCAAAAGAATTAGCTGATAAATATAAAGATAAAGTAGATTCAGAAACTTTAATTGCGCTTTACGGAACTGATAAAGATAATTCATCTTTTCAAATTGTTAATGCTTATTATCATCAACAGCTAGAACCTGTTTATAAAGATCAAGAAAAAAAAGGATACTTTGAAGTATTTAAAGAAAAAAGAGATATTGATCAAGAAGATATAATTCAAATAATTAAGGATAGACAAAGTAAAGAAAAATAAAATGACATGGCTGAACTTACCGATTATCAAAAAGAATCATTTAACATTTACCTTTCTCAAGGTATAGACGAAAACACAGCAAATAAATTAGCTACAGGCGAATTATCTGCTGCTGATTACTCAAATTCATTAAAAGAAAAATCATCTACACAAACTGAAGAATCAACAATTGAAGATAGTGGTTATGATGTAAAATTAATGGACGACACTAAAGTTAGAGTAAATAAAAAAATAGATGATATGTCTAATAGTGCAGCTGCTATGGATATATCAGGTGAAAGTATGTATTTAGCAGAATATAATCCTGGAAAAAAAGATATATTAAATGCTTACGGAATTAATACAGAAGTTGATAACGAGCTTCCCGCAGAAATAAGAGCAGCATTAAGTTTAGGTTTACAAAATGATTCAGTTACAATTAATGATGCTAAAA